ATGGAGTATCTTTTGCACAATGGTCTGAGCCTTATAATTCAATAAGTACTGGAATTTCTAGTGCTTCTTTGGTTGTCTTGCCAAACGAGATTAGCTCCCTAATAGACTTTCCTGGAGAAATAAAAAGCACTATCATAGATCCGTATGGCTTTAATGATTCTTCAGACAATGGATATGTTCTATCTGTAAATAATTCTCTTTTTGCAAAGCTATCATCTATCCCAATGGTCTATGGCTCTTCTGGAAACATTAAATTAAATAAAGATGCCATAAGTGTAAATGAGTTGCTAGTTGATGGGTCTTCCCTAGAAGAACTATTGTTTGATGGAGGATCTGCTTCATCATCCTATGCAGAATTTCTTGATGGAGGAAATTCTTCTATATACTTAGACTCTGAACAGTATTATAAATTCCCATCTCTGGTATTTCCTGGAAAAGGATTTTTGAATAAAACTGGATACAATAAAACACTTACAACAGAATTTTGGTTAAGAATCAATCCTGAAACAGTTACAAGAAGAAGAATATTTGGACCACTTGCGTCAGAAGATGGAATATATGTTGATAGAGATTTTATAACTGTAAATGTTGGAAAATATACTAAGTCTTATTTTATTGGAAAATGGTACAGACCAATGCTTGTTCATTTTTGCCAGAGCCAAAATGAGATCTTCTTAATGATTAATGGAGAAAAGGTAATATCAATTATAATTGAATCTTTGGATATTCCAACCTTTACAGAAGAAGATGAAAACTATTTAGGGTTTTATACAAATGAATTTATATATCTTTTTGAAATAGATTCTTTTTCAATATTCCCATACGTTGTTGCAGAGCAGGTTGCAAAGAAAAGATATGTATTTGGACAAGGTGTTCAAGAACAGGAAAACATTATTGCATCAAAAAATGGAACGCTGTCATATGTAGATTTCCCATTTTCTGGATACAGTTCTACAATAAAATATCCAGATAGAAGCAAGTGGAATGATGGATTTTATAATAACCTTGTAGCAGATGATAAAGGCATTACTTTACCAAAATATGAATTACCAGAAATCATATTTAATAACAATTCATCATCAACAGTTTTTCAAAAATCTTTAATTACTTCAGGATTCTATGAAGAAAATTATGCAATTCAAAATGAAGACTACCCATACATTTCAATGGATCCAAATGGCACATACTTATCAAATGATTCCTATGGAACAATTTATTTTTCAAAATTAAATCAAACTGGAAATCAAACAAGATCTATTCATTCAATATTAAAATCTTCAAATAACGTTTCAGATAGACAATCTTTGATATACATTTCAAATAATTTTGACGGCAATACTTTTGAAGTAGCTGTAAACTCTGGAAGCATTCAGTACATTTATAACGAGACTGTCTTAAATTCATCAACTATCGGTGCAAGTTCCTATTTTGCAGTGGGTATTGATTTTGATAAAATTGAGCAATCTTATTATTCAACTGTAGGATCTTTCTTTTCAAAGCCAGAATATCTTTCTTTAAATTTTGCAGGAAACCAACAAGATGTTTTCCTTGGAAAAATATTTTCCTTGACACTTAATAATGACTTCTTTACAGATAAAGATGGACTTCAAATATTTAACACCTCTGGAATAGCAATTAAAAACTTTAGTCCAGAACTTTATGACTATATTGGATCGTATACCTTGCTGCCAAAAACAACAAACACTTCAATAGTTTTAGATGTAGGAGCTTCAGGGTATTGGGAAAATTCAATACCGCTATCTTATTTTGGAAAATATATAACCCAAGCTAATGGTAAATTAAAGTATGACTTAGATTTATTGCAGTTTAATATTGACACACCAAGCTCAATATTTTCAAAGTATAATGAAGCATCTTCAAATTATCAAGATTCTTTATCAACAAAAGTTTATATAACATTACAAAACATAATTGAACTAGGCAATGTAGTATATACTCAATTTACAAATGTAGAAAATATTGGAATGAATAGAGTTTTAGATTTAGGAGATGCAATTGGACCACTTACGGCTACTATTACAAGTGTAAGTTATTCGTCTGGAACTTATACTTTTACAGCAAATAATACTTTTTCTGCTGGTGATATAGTCACTATTACTGGGTGTTCTCCTAACAACTTTAACCTTTCTAAAGTAACTATTGCAACTGCAAATGCTTCAAGTTTTACTGTTACTTTAACGCAAGAAGCAGGATCTCCAACATCTACAACTTCTGGTGGAACAGCTACTAAAGGAGACACTAAGTATAAGATTAATGATGGGACTATTATTTACCCACCAAAAGACATATCTGGATTTACTAACTACTACATAACAGTTCACATTGAAATTTCTTCCAAAGGAGTAAATACAGAAAATGTAAAAATTAAAAATATGGGACTTGTTTCACTGTCTTTTGATGAAGGAGAATTCTACTCAATCAATACTCCTGCTGCAGGAAAATTTTATCCAATAGTTAAAAATGAAGATCAATATGTTTATAAAAGAAAAATTCCAGTTGTTATTAATACTGAATCATCTCCATATCTATATTTAACTGGGGACTCTGGAATAGAAGTTTTGCCAGTTGTAGATGAAACTTTGGTAAAAGGAATTGCTATTCCAATAAACGATTCACTAAAAGATAATCAAGAAGTAGTTGGACTACAAATGTTCTTAATGTGCAATGAGTCTAGCTTGTTTACTGAAAGAAAAAAGATTGGTAGAATATTTGGTTCTGGTGATTCATACGACATTGTTTTAACTCCTGAAGGAAATGGAAGAAGATCCTTTTTAAATATTTTTAATTCTAATACTGGTGCAGAATTTACTAATGCCAAATTCTTTTTAAATGGAAATTTTGTAAACAATATAGTAATTGAACCCCTATCTTGGAACTATATTGCTATATCTTTACAAGAAAATTCAATACTTTTAAATGGAATTGTTGGTGAAATTGAAATATATTCTGGAGTAAAGGTAGATAATGTTGCAAGCTTTATGGAGTTAAACCCTATTAAACAAGACCTAGTTATTTTTGACGAATGGAATCTTGTTGATGATTACACTTGGGGCACAAAGGCTGCATCTGCAACATGGACAACAGTTTTAGCTGAAGAGCCTTTGGAAGTAACCATTCTTTCTTTAGATGCAAAAGAAATTTTTAATACTTATGCTGGTCTGTCCTCTGGAGTTGTAAATGATAGCAGTATTATAAATGTTACTCAGGACTCTGTTGTAATAATAAATGACATATCTTGGGATCAATATTTGGTTTAAGTTAGATATTATGGTACAATGATGTCATGGATTATCTAGAAGGATTACAAAAACTGCCAAACAAGCCAAAAGTAAGCTACGTTGAAAACGATGCTGAATATGGTTTGTATGTTTGGAAAACAGAAACAGGAAGAGTCTTTGGAGATGGCAATGGAAGTTTTATGAATATTCCAGCCAGAAAATATGACTTAACCGCTATTAATAGAATTACACAGGCTGCAGCACACTATGGTGCTGGTCCAGGAAAGGCAGTATTTATGCCAGGAGTTACAAGAATTACTGAAGAAGAGCATTCTGTTCAAATTGATAGAATGAAACAAGGCTACATACCAAGTGAGTTTGATACTGGAGCTTTCATGGACGCTGCAAAGGGGCTAAAAAAACATGGAAATGACTGATGAAGTTATTGCTAGAATTGATAATCTAGACAAGAACAAACCATCTGCAAATAAAACAGATGACTTTATGACTGAAGCAGACCTTGTAAAAGGTTTTGATGGCATAGATGCAAACTTTAAACGCAGAATTACAAGAATGAACAAGGCTTACACTGGTCAAGATGGTGTAAAGTCTAAGCAGTTATTTCCAGAGCAAGATGTTACAACAGCCTATGGTCTTTTTGATGTAGTTTTGCCACCATACAATCTTGACGAATTAGCATTCTTCTTTGATAATTCTTTTGCAAACCATGCTGCAATTAATGCAAAGGTTGCAAACACAGTTGGTCTTGGATACGGTTTTATAATGTCTGACATTGTTAAAGCTAGAATTGAAGAAATTGAAAATGTTGATCAAAGAGTTAGAGCACAAAGAAAAGTTGAAAGAGCAAAGTCTGAACTTTCAAATTGGCTTGAAGAATTAAATGATGAAGATACCTTTACCCACGTCCTTGAAAAAGCAATGACGGACTACGAAGCAACTGGAAATGGATACATTGAAATTGGAAGAAAGAATACTGGAGAGATTGGCTACATTGGTCACATCCCTGCAACAACAGTTCGTGTAAGACGCATGCGTGATGGCTATGTCCAGATTGTAAATCAAAGAGTTGTTTTCTTTAAAAACTTCCAAGATAAAAAAACAGTAAATCCTGTAACCACAGACTCACGACCAAATGAACTTATTCATATTAAAAAATATAGTCCAAAAAATACTTACTATGGAGTTCCAGATGTTGTGTCTGCTGCAACCTCAGTAGTTGGAGACCAACTTGCTGCAAGATACAATATTGATTATTTTGAAAACAAGGCAGTGCCAAGATATATTGTTACACTAAAGGGTGCAAAGCTAAGTTCAGAAGCAGAAGACAAGCTATTTAGATTCCTACAATCTGGTCTTCGTGGACAAAACCATAGAACACTTTATATCCCACTTCCTGGAGATGGTCCAGACAACAAGGTTGAATTTAAAATGGAGCCAGTTGAAAATGGAATTCAAGAAGGATCATTTGATAAGTATAGAACTTCAAATGTTCATGATATCCTTATGGCACATCAAGTTCCAATTTCAAAAGTTGGATCAGATCCTGGTAGCTCAATTGCCTCTGCACTTGTTTCAGACAGAACATTTAAAGAACAGGTAGCAAGACCAGCCCAAAAGAATTTAGAAAAAACAATCAATAAACTTATTAAAGAGAAGACAGATATTCTTTTACTAAAGTTTAATGAACTAACTTTGACTGATGAAAATACTCAAAGTCAAATTGATGAAAGATATCTAAGAGCACAAGTTGTTGTTCCAAACGATATCAGACCTAGACTTGGACTCCCAGTAGTTCCACAAGGAGATACTCCAGTAGTTATGACCCCTCAACAACGTGCAGAGCAAAATGCTCAAATGGCTGGAACAAGACAAAGAGATCAGCAAAGAACTGATCAAGCATCTGATTCAACTGCAACCACAACAGGAAGAAATCCTGGTGGCGAAGGAAGATCTGTAGTATAATATAACAATATTATAAAGATATAAAAAATACATATATAATAGGAATAACATGACTAATTTAAGCAAGGCTTATTGGACATCAGATAACGATGATATCAAGTTATCAATGCCAATCGCTAAAGTAGATGTAGAGCGTAGAATCGTTTCTGGATTTGCTACGCTTGATAACATTGACAAACAAGCAGACATTGTTCCTACTGATGTAAGTATAAAGGCTTTTGAAACATTCCGTGGCAACTTGAGAGAAATGCATCAAGCTATTGCAGTTGGCAAAGTTGTTAATTTTAGACAAGAAAAGTTTTTTGATAAGTCTACAGACAAACTTTATAATGGTGTTTATGTAGATGCATATATTTCTAAGGGTGCTCAGGATACTTGGGAAAAAGTTCTTGATGGCACTCTTTCAGGTTTTTCAATTGGTGGAGTAATTAAAGATTCAGAAAATAGTTGGGATGAAAACATTGACAAAACAATTAGAATCGTTAAAGACTATGAACTTCACGAACTATCTTTGGTAGACAATCCAGCAAATCAATTTGCAAATGTCGTGTCAATCCAGAAAGTTAATAAGGACGAACAAATTGATGGTATAATTGCAAAAGCAGATCTTGAAAATGTCTACTGGTGTGAGAATGACGGTATCGTCAGACTTTCAGAAGTTGACGATTCAAGTTGCCCATCATGTGAAGTCAGTATGAAAAATATTGGTTTTGTTGAGACAAAGGATACAGAAAAAGCTATGACAGTTAAATCAATTTTAAATAAGTTTATTGGTTCTACAGACCTTGCTA